CGCCGCCATCCGATACAGTGCCAGTAGTATGTGTAGGAACTGTAGCACCTGTCGTCCCTCCTGCTGTCGTCTGGTAGTAGTTGCCGTTGTTAAAGCAGTAGGAGCCAGCAGCAAATGATGTTGCTGTTACCCACTGACGAGGACGCACACTTCTGTCAGCGATGTATTCAAATATAATTACATCACCGTCGTAGTTAGCGCCTGGAGTTGGACTAATAAGGAGCTGGTTGTTGCTGAGTCCCCGAATTTGGAATCGCTGATAAATGGTTGGGTTAAGTTGGAAACCTCTTATATCGGCGTAATCCTGCTCGCTCATTGGTCCTAAGAGTCTCCAACGAGTCGATGAATTCCAAAAGGTTTCGTACTGGTACCATGAAAAGGCCGCTGGTAACTCATACGTTGCCGTATTAGCTACCAGCGTGATTGACCCTGAAGCGTAACATTTAGGCCACGGGTAAGCCTCAAAGATGTCACGGTTAATACGTTGTGCAATCGCTAAGAGCTGCTTTGTAGTCGTCTCATTAGACGTAAGGATGTTGGATTCAACCGTGTATCCAGCCTCATTTGCAACGTTCGTAATAACCGTGGCTATCGTCATACTTTCCTTGGTCTACCTCGTCGTGGAGTTTCCTCCTGAGCCTCAATAATGCCTTCTTCTAGGGCTTCATCTGGAACAGATTGGATCACCCCCTTTCTCTCGGCACGAAGGTCAATTCCCTCGTTGGCTTCTACACGTTGCATGAAAAGCTCAAGTTTATGCTCAAGCTGCTCACGACGAGTTGTTTCCCGATCCAAAAGCTGCCGTAACTTCACGACCTCGTTTTGGTCGGACTTCGCTGCGTCTATCCAATCTTGTGCTAATTTGCAGAACTTAGACAAGGGTCCAAGTTTGCGTTTAATCTCATCGTTAGCTACAGCCAACTGTTCGACCGTTTTAAAGCCAAGGTACTGAAGCTCACGCATCGCAGAACCTGACATCATCGGCCATTCAGCCAACGGAGTTCCTTCGACTACAGGCTCGCTACCAGCCTTAAAACGAGCGTACAGCTCAGGGTAATCGTGAATATCCTGTGGCTCAATCCGTCGAACTGTCTCGTCCATGCCAGGCCATTGAATTGAGATGGATGGGATCTCGTCAAAAATTGGACGACCCTCCTTCAATGACTTTTCACGGTTCTCGTTGTAAGCGAAAAAGAACTTAATGTTAGCGCCAGAGTATCGCTTCTTTGGCTGCGAGTTCCCCGACATGATGGACTGCCAATCAATCTGTGCCATATAATCTCCGTAGTATTACGCAAAAATGCGTAAATACCTTATAGCACTAACCTTCGATAACGACCACTGTGTTAATCGGAGCGCCGCTTGCCTGATATACGGTTATAGGTCCAGTTGGCACAAACCCGTCACTAAAAACAAACCTGTTGGCATTATCAGTTTGAGTTAATGTCATACAGATATTAGTAGCTGAAGGAGCAATGCCTGTAAGCGTTTGTCCATTTAGTCCAACTCCAATATGAGCGGCACTGGCGTTCTGAATAATAAGTAGTTTTCTAAATGGATTAGCTGGGAGAACTTGTGTGCTCGTAGCAGTTTGAATAGTTGGGGTTGTAGTAATTGCTAAGCCGCCAAATGCAGTCATATATCACCTAAAAAATTGGGGTGCTGTACAAGCCACCCCGTAAAGCTATACAGCCTTAGTGTGAACCATAACAATCCAGTTAGTCGCCGACTGACGAATACACTGAACAGCTTGAGTTGTTGCAACTGAAGTACCAGTAGCACCAGCGATTGAGGTGTTTAATGTTTGCGAACTTTGAGCATATACACGAACTGCATTTGCTCCATTGTTTGCAATATAAACACACTGACCAATAGGACACTCAACAGGCAACGCTACACCAGTGCTTGCCGCTGCGGTTCCAACCAAGTTTACAAACGAGGTCAAAACAAGAGCAGTAGCAAGATTTGTGCCGGCTGCTGTAAGTGATCCAGAGGACGAATAAGTTGGAGCAGAGGTAAGGGTTTCAGTAGAAAGCACTGAAGCCAATTCCGCTGGCATACCAACACCCATCAAATCTGTAATAAGTGGCATAAATCTTCCTAAATTGCGGCTGCTATACAAGCCAGCCGCTTTTGATTAGTCAATCGACAATGTTCTAGTAGACTGAAGCTCGGCTGCGGCTGCTGTAGCGCCAACAGTTGTAAGTCCAATCACACCAGGAAGAAGTACAAACGACCCACCGGAAGCATCATCAGCAACGCCACCAGTTGCAGTCGTATATACTGAGCTTTTGGCTGTGTAATTGATAAGACGGCCTTTAATGCCCTTACCACTTCCACCGCCAGCAACTCCACCAATCCATACCCAAAGGTACTCGTTAGTGCTTGCCGCTACCTGAGTTGCGCCAAATGAACGAACTTTAGTAGCAGCTTCGGTATTATCCATCTGAAGAGCAGTAAAGTCGTCCTTAATCGATACGAAATCGTATTGAGTAAGAGCTTCACCAGCTTTACAGAAAATAAAACTACCCTCTGGCGAATGTCCTACATCGCCAAGTTTAGCTGGCAACGAAGGTACAGTAGTCGCATCGAATATTTTTTTATAATTAACTCCAAAAGATCCTGAGCCTGACATTTTATGTTCCTCCTACTAATTAAGCGTAAATTACAGCCTGAAGTGCAGGAGCAGAGCAGCAGAGGTTTCCTTCAACGATAATAACCGTGAAGAAAGCATCCTGATCAACCGGACGAGCCATTTCTGGAGCGAGCGGTTTGAAGTCTGCGCCACGAACCATGTCGAATGTCCAATACTTAGTATTGAGAAGTCGGCATGAGTTAGTCTCAAGCACTGAAGAACCAAATCCTCCGTCGAATACGAAATCGCATCCGTCGTAGCTAAGGACACGGAATCCAGCTACAGCTTTCTTTGCAGGAAGCTGAATACGCTGAATTGCGGTCAATGAGCTGTGGAGGTACTTCCAAGCAGTACGATCCATGAGGCCAAGGTCAGGCTGCTCGTCACCTCGTGTTACCTGCGAGATAGCGTCAGTGATTTGCTCCTGAACGTTGGAAGCTGAGAGTGTAACGTTGATTGCAAGGTTACGAGCCCAAAGGTTAGCAGTACGGTCAATAGCGCCGTAGGTGCCGGACGATGGGGATGTCGAAACTGCTTTCTTGATGCCGTCAAACTCAAGTCCACCAGAACCTGTTCCATCGCCACGAAGCGAGGTAGATACGGTGTTCTTCAGACGGCTGATTGCAGCCTTCATCTTCATCTCAGCGAGGTCAAGGAGTTGAGCCTCATCACGGTTAGCACGACGATCACGACCGCTGATTGCTACTGGTTCATAAACCTGCTTAATAGCAAATCGGAACGCAGTTGCATCGTCAATTGAGTCAAGGTTGAACGCAGAGAATCCAGAGTAGAATCCACCTACAGCCGCATCATTGTACATGATTGGCTTACGGAGTTCATATCCACCGGAAAATTTACGAATGAGACCCTGCTCATCAAGAGAAGCCAAAAGCGGGTTATGGTGAAGAACCTCATCCGCAATGGCATCCGATTGATCAAACAGGGTAGTTACTATTGCTTCTTCTAAATTAGGCATTGTAGTTATCCCTTTAAGTTAAGGGACAACCACTATTAGCTAATCTCCAGAAAGGCGACGCCGCAGGTTGTCCCGAATATCTTTCGTTACGATCCTGGGAGTTCCGCTACCAGCAGAGCCAGATATAGATTTAGAAGCCGCTTTCGCCTTCTGTGTGGCTACTTGCTGCTGCTGTATTACCGGCGTTGTCTGTAGTTTTTGAGCTATAGACGCAAACGTCGGATTGCCGTTTACAACGTAATTATAGGCGGTTTCTAGGATCTCGTCAGTCGAGCTATACCGTCCTGTCGTTGCTAAAGCCTGTACCACGGGGGCCATCTCTGCTTCTAATTGAGAAGCGGTTTCAGGGTCACGGAACAAAGGCTTACGGCTTGTAAATGATTCTACCGCACGTTGATTCATGTACTCAACTGCCTTTTTCTCTTGTTCCTGCTGTATGCTCTTATAACGCTCCTCAGCGATTCTTTCTGCGTCCTGCCTTGTCAGGTACTCAACCGGCTGCTGATACTCCTGTGCTTGGTTTACGAGGTCATTAGGGGAAAGGCCGTAAGCTTCAAGCCACTCCATAGCGGTCTGAACTGGGTTGGCTTGCATAGCTTTATCCCAGGCAACTGAGCGACGGGTTACGTCAGCAACGCTTATTCCATCCTTGGCATAATCGTCCTCGTATTGTTTGATTACGTCGTAGATACGGGAGTTCTGGTCACGAAGTTGATTAACTTCCTGCATTTTGCGGTCATACTGCGTACGGGTCTCATACGCCCTACGATTAAGATAGGTCTGTAATATATGAGAATTGGCAGGGGTTGGATTAAGAAAAGCATCCTTTTCGGCGGCGTTCATGTCAGCCGGAGGAGCCAAAGCAATACGCTCTTGGACTTGCGGGACGCTTTGCTCAACTACGGCGGGTTCGTTGGAGCTTTCGTTTGCGGGTTCCTCTACACTTTCTTCTTTGTTTTGACTTTTAAACTGCTTACTTAGGCTTTGGCGTATTGAAAGCTCTGCTGGCTCTCGCTCTACAACTACCTCGGTTGACTCAACATCTGGCGTATTATCTTCCATTTCTGTACCTATCGATCATAGTCTCTTTAAGTTTACTTACGAGCTGGCGTTCCCTAGATCCGTTCTC